TAACGGTTAATGTAATAGGCGTTTTAATGCCTTTTACACCTTGTTGTGCTTAGTTAAATAAACAATAAACTTAATAGAATGAAAAAAGGATATATTTATAGTAACCAAATGGCAATGTTTGGAGATAAAGAAATAATAGGTTATGGAATACCAGATTTTTATGTAAAAGAAATACCAAAAAAAATAAGTAAAGAGCTAATAATAAAAAATCACTATTCTCATAAAGTTTGCAATGATGCTACCACTCATATTCACTTAGGTTGCTTTATAAAAGATGAGTTATTAGGTTGTTTACAGTTTGGTTATGCAATGAACCCACAAAGTGCTAAAAGTGTTGTAGAGGGTACTGAATTAAACCAATACAAAGAACTTAATAGAATGTGGTTTGATGACAAAGCAGAAAGAAATACAGAAAGCAAAGCTATTGCGTACAGTATAAAATACATTAAAGGTAAGTTTAAGACTGTAAAATGGATTCAATCATTTGCAGATGAGCGTTGTGGTGGTTTGGGTATAGTTTATCAAGCGTGTAGCTTTAAATTTTACGGTGAGCATTTAAGTACATTTTGGAATTTTGAAGGGGAGACTTTTCATAATAGCTTAATAACAAATAACAACAGGAGCAAAAAAGCTGAGTTAGAAAAAAGAGGTTTTAAAGAAAAAGCCACAAAAGAAACATTAAGACAATTTAGATATATTAAGTTTTTAGATTCACGTTGGGCTAAAAAATGTAAACATAAAGAGAAGCCTTACTTAAAACACTACAATAACGATTAATTAAGCACAACACCAAAATAAACGACCGTTTTAATGGCGTTTATTGATCGTTAAAAAATAGTTTTAAAATTTACATTGGCAAATAATTTGATAAAACCAAAAAAATTGTTTAATTGTTTTATTGTTAATTTTCGTATATTTGAATAAAATCTTTCAAAATGTTTCAAAACAGTATTGTTCAACAATGTATGACTTCGCTTCTTGGATGGCGAAACGATTCAAATCCAGACGTTCCACAAATAACGGATGCAACACTTTTACAAAGTGATTCGGGTTTCATTTATAACGACTTCCATCCATTGTTGACGATCGAAAACATTTCAAACACAATGCCGAAAACGGACACGATTGACGCTTATTTGAACAAGAAGGTTGATCAAGGCGTTTCGAAGGCGATCACGAAAGTTTGTATTGACAAGAAACTGAACGAATCTTCAAAAACAATTTTGAATTCATCCAGGTTGTTCGATGGAATTGGAAGATTTACGGACACGATCACATCAAGCGGTCAATTCGTTGGTGTTGAATTGGAGCTTAAAAATTCATACGGGGTTCGAACAATCATTGATAAAATCGGTTTGCAATTTACACAACCGCAAACAAATTTGAATATATATATTTTTCACACGTCGCAAGAAAACGCGATCCAAACAATATCAGCAACAACGACAAAGGGTAATTCGTTTGAGTGGCTCACCTTGTCGACTGTGATTGATTTCGAATATCTTTCAAACCAATATGATTCTGGCGGGTTGTTTTACATCGGATATTTTCAAGCCGATATTGTTGGACAAGCGATCAAAAAGGATTTCAGTTGGTTGAATGGTCCGTGCAATACTTGTTCGGGAGGTGCGAACGCAATGAAGATATGGAACACAAGACTTGACTTCATTCGAATCACACCGTGTTTTGTTGAAAGCGGAAATTTGAACGGAACGCAAATGTTTGATTATACTGACAAAGTTTATTCACCAAACAACAATTTCGGATTGAATTTCGGTGTTTCGATTCAATGTGATATTTCGAATTACTTATGCGAACAAAAGTTTGTGTTGGCTGATCTTGTTGGGAAACAAGTCGCGGTTGATATTTTGAACGATATGAAACATTCGGTTCGTTTGAATAGAATTGCGAACGTATCGGAACACATGATCATTCGTGATTTAGAGGGCGACCGCGAAACACACGAGGAAGGTCTGGCGATGCGATTGGAAAAATCAATCAAAGCAACGTCGTTTGATTTCAGCAAAATTGATTCGCCTTGTTTACCTTGCAACGATAAGTTTGGAATTAAAAAACGCGCAATTTAAATGCTACCATTCGCGGGAGTCATAAACACATTGAAGACAGTCCAGGACGATTTCATTCTTGAAATTATCAAAGTGATTGTCAAAGACAACGCGAACGAAATAATTGATTTGAACACAAAGGATCAGTTGTTTCGCGATGGTGTAAACAACAACGATCAAAAGTTGAAACCTTCATATTCGAATCCATATAAAAAAATTAAAAAAGCATTAAACCAACCGACCGACCGCGTGACATTGAAATTGACGGGGGACTTTCACAAATCTTTTTTTGTGAACATTGGGAATGAATCGTTTCGGATTGATGCAAAAGACAAGAAAACAAAACACCTTGTCAAACGATATGGCGAACGGGTGTTTGGATTGACGGATGACAATGTTGAATTATTTCAAGAATTGGTTGTTCGTCCAGACTTATTGAAACAATTACGAAGAAAAATAATAAAATAAATTATGAGTTCATACGCGAATCCAACCGTTCCAATCCCGCCCAATCCCGTTTTCATTGATGTGGCAATTGCTAAACTTCAAAACCTTGTCGGATCGTTGACTTGGTTGACGCATTCATTCGGGCGGTCATATATAAAAGTGACTAATCGAAACGGGGAGGAATATCGTGAACCGTGGGTTTATCAATCGAATGGTGAATATTATTCCGTTGAATTTAATGACAACTTGCAGGCGATGTCATTTTTTGAGGTTGGAACACAAACGATCAACGGCGAATATGAGCGCAACACATCGAATTTTTACGATGTTGATCTTGGTTTGATTGTTTGGGCTAACTTGAAACAAGTTGATTCTGTAAAGGGAGCGAACTATTATTTCACGGAACAATTGAAAAAAGAAGTTCGGGACAAATTGACAAATGGCGGTTCGATCGGAATGGAATTGAACATCAATTCAATCGAGGAAGATATTGATTCAATTTATTCGAATTATTCATTCAATCAAATCGACAAACAGTTTTTTTCTTATCCTTATGCAGGTTTCAAATTTAATTTAACAGTAACAATTCAAGAAAATTGTATATAATAGAAAACTTAATATTTTATTCTTTGCTTACTTGGTCCATTATTTTATTGTTGGACAAGTGGGGAATCCGTGACGAATTAAGCGGACGCGCTCCAAACAGTTTGATTCAAAAAGCGATTGAATGTGATTTTTGTTTTGCGCATCACGTTTGTTTTGTTTTGATAATTCCACAAATATTTTTTGATTTTGAAATGTCAATTTTATTTGTACCTTTATTCTCAGCAACAACCGTTCAAAAATGCTTAAACTAGGAAAACACAAAATTGAATTATTCGAATCGATTGACGATTTGCCATTCAACCGCTTCAACGCATTCAATAAATATATTATGCTTGATGCGGAACTTGGTTCAACAATCACCGACTTCGATCAAAAGACCGTAAAGATTCACAACTTTTTGTCAAAAGAAATGATTGACGAAGCGTTGAACGAATTATATAATTTACGAAATATGGTTCACAATGCACAAACCGAAAACAATTTGCGTGGGTTCGCCTTCGCTTCATTGATCCGTCGGATTGATGGGGAACTAATCACGGACTATTCAAACGAAAATTTGCGGTTGATCCTGGATCAATTATCGGAATGGGACTTGACAAAATCAATAGTTTACACTAAAACTGACGAAGTAAAAAAAAACTAGAATTTGAACTTGAAATGTTTTTTCCCGTAAAGTTCAACGGTTTGGATCGCAAAAATATCTTTATTCAACGAAAAAACCGTATTTTAGCATTATGCGATCAGTTGTTGTCTGGTGAGGACAACAAGATTGCGGACAATATCGAAAGATATTTGTTGTCATTGGTGAAGCCGAAATCTTTCAATGGGTCGGGAAGTTACGAAATCGAATTCGACAAAGCATTTGAAGAACTATGTCATAGTTTAAGCGCAAATGCAAATGGTCGCGATGTTAAACGAATGACTGTGAAGGAAGTTTATGTTTTAATAGAATTAGTTAACAAAAACAACAATGGCAGATAATCCAATCAAATATTCCGATTTAGTAATTGACGACGGCGCAATTGATCAGCTGATCAAAAAAATTCAATTGCTTGAAAAAACATTTCTTGCATCACAAAAGACGTTTCAAAAAGAAATTGCAAAAACAAAAAAAGCAACGGAAGATTCAACGGACGCAACGGACAATCAAGAAAAGGAATTGGAAAAGTTGGAAAAGCAACTTGAAAAACTTTTGAAAGCGAACGAAGATTTGAAAACGTCTGAAGGCGAAATGAACGCGCAAAAGAAACAAGCGTTGAAATTGGCAAAGCAAGAACAAACATTGAAAAAGAAATTGATCGAATTGACAGACGATCAAGCGTTGTCAAACGAAGAATTGAAACTTGAAATTCGGGAGCAACAAAAAGCATTGAAAGATCAAGCGAAAGAAAACAAAGGATTGACGGGGGAATATGCAAAACAGTCCAAAACATTAAACGATTTAAGAAAAAAATATAAAGATTTGGCGGTTGCGGGAAAAGAAAATTCGGAGGAAGCGCGAAAATTACTTTTAAGCGTGACGGAATTGGACACAAAGTTGAAAGCCGTTGACAAATCAGTTGGACAAACACAAAGATCGGTCGGAAACTACAAAGATCAAGTCAAGAAGCGTTGGAAGAAACGGGCGCGTTCACGGAATCGAT